CGGCCAGGGGATCGCCGCCATGGCTTCATTCAGCTTTTGGGCGAAAAGCTGCCCGACCTGGTTCCATTCGCCTGCCTGGATGGCAGCCAGCACGGAATCCAGGAACGGGCTTTTTGCGTCAAAGTTATAATTGGGAGTGATACTGCTGGCGCCCGAACCGCCGGAGGAGCTGTCCTTCTTATCTAACCGTTCGATTTCATCAAACCCGGCCAGGCTCTGGGCGGCTTCTTTCGCGGCTTTCGAGATTCCACTCATGCCCTTGGCCGCGGCCTTGGCGGAGGATACCGTCTTGCCGGTCAGGAACGCCACCAGCTTTGCAAGGTAGGCAAATACGGTTGCCGCTGCGTTGGCCAGCGTAGTCAGAGCAGGGGCCAGAACTTGAATTAACGGTGCAGCAGCAGTAGCCGCAGCACCTTGCAGGTTGCCAAGGGCCTGCCGCAGGGACGTGCTGGAAAGCAGGGCAGCGCCCATGTAGTTGGTCATCTTGCGCAGCCCCGCACTGACGAGATTGAATATCAGGGCGCCCGATACAAGGCTCATCAGGCGGTTGCGGAATCGGGCGAGGACCTTCGTGCTCCGTGTCAGCCGGTTACGCACGCTCTGCACGGCGCGCTGAATTGCACCGAAAGCTTTCGTACCAATGCTGCCAACCGAACGAAGAGCATTGCTGAGCATGCCAGAGAGCGTGCTACCCAGTTTTTCCGCTCTTCTCTGTGCGCCGCCGACCGCTTTATCGAGTAACCCCGCGCCGGGATTTTTTGCAGACGTACTCTGTGAGGCCGATGCGGGGTGCTGCGAGCTGTCTTTGTCTTGCGCTGCGAGCGCTTTCTTGGTTTCAGCTACAATGCGTTCTGCGTGCTGTGTGGCTGTCTCCTCGGTGTCTCCGTAGAGCTTGCGCTGGCGCTCCTCGATCTTAGCAAAGGATGATTCGATGGCGGCTGCCTGCTTATTGAAGTAGGCTTGCATCTCGTCGTCCCCGGAAATGTGCTGGATCAGGTCTTTCTGGCGTTTCACCGCCTGATTTTCTTGCTCCAGCTGCGCTGTTAAGGCATCATGTCGCTGCTGCAACGCCTGGACAGCGCCGTCCTGTGCTTGATAAGCGGTGGCAGTTTCATCCAGAATGGATTCTTGTTTGCTTAACGAGGCGAGGAGTTCACTTTGCTGCTTCATCAGCTTCGTCTCACCCTGCATACGAGCCTTCAAGACTTTCCGTACCCCTGCATCGTTCATACTGGGGTAATCACTTTTGATGCTTTGCAGGTGTGCCTGTTCAGCGGCATCAATCTGACGATTTACCTTGTCAAGCTCAGCTGCGGTCTCTGCGGCTTTCTGCCGAGCGCCCTCCAGCTGTTCTTGGAGCTTACTGCGTCCGCTCTGGGCGGTGGCTATCTGCTTACCCAGGTCTTTGATTTGAGATGCTGTGCTCTTTACGCTGGCTTCCAGCGATTTAAGGTCGGCCTCGGCCCCCTTTTTATTGATTCGAGCGTCGATGACGATCTTATTCTCGGCCACGGCTTCACCCCCCTAAAAGTGCGAGCAATCTTTGTTTCTCGGCTTTGTCCTCTGCGCTTTCTGGCGTTCGGAGTTTTATCAATTTTTCGTTTTCTCTGGCAAATTCCAACTCGGATTTCTCCAGCTTTTTTCCCTTTGCGCGCTTGTTCCGAATGTTCACCACTTGGGCAAATAGCCCATCACCAATGCCCTGAAAAGCGCCTAAAAATTCCCACCAGTGCAGATACTCGCATCTCCGGCAGCTGTATCCGAGCACCTTATCCACGGCTGGTGCGATCATCCCCGCATCCTGTTCCCAGTCCACCAAGCGGGGGAGATGCTTTGCGGAGGAGTTTTCCTGGCCCGCGCTGATAAAAGTAAACGCCGCCCGGAGCGCCGCATTGGCGTCGGGCAGCGCTTGCCAGTCTGGGTACATGATTTCGAGGCAGGCGAGGTACTGCTCCTGCTGGGATAGTTCGGGATCTGCCAGTGCGGCCAGGGCATCGAGCACAGCCCTGAAATCAGAGCGGATTGCGAACGTCTGCCCGCACACGTCTACGGTGGTGGGAAGTTCCCACGCGCTCACGCCTTCTGGCCAGGGGCGAGGCCCTTGGTCTTATCAGCGTAGGCGGCAGTACGCGTCTGCACGCGTTTCTGGCAGGCCTTGACGGCGTCTCCTACTGCGTCCTGGATAATGGGGACAATCGCCTGCAGGACTTTTTCGAAGACCATTGTGCCATCAGGCAGCAGGGCCAGCGCCGAGATGCCTTTGAAGAATACGTCAGAAGCTTTGCTGCCGAAGATGTAGTCCACCTGCGCCTTGATGGCCTGGTCGGCGTCCACAACGTCGGAGATCTGCGCGTCGTCAGTCAGGCCATCGGCCAATTTCTGGATTGCGTTGCCCGCCTCTTCCAGTCGTGCCACGATACCTACATCGGCGGGATTGATATAAATCGTCCCCAACGGTGTACCGTCTGCATCAGTCACCTCGTAGCTCTTCAAGCCTCTGTCAATTTTCAGTTCCATGCTGCGCCTCCTTTGGACTTATCACTCCGCGGGAGTGAAAGCCTTGGTCGAAGTGTTGAACGTACCCTTGGTTTTTACGCCGGTATAATGCACATTAAAGGGGATCTGGTAGCCAGTGGTATCGCCGCCATAGCTGGATACCTCGACGTAGCATTCCTCACGTACAGCAGGGAAGGTACCGGACGTCCCACTTTCCCAGAGCTTGACCTCCACGATGTCGGTTTTCAGGTCATCCAGCACCAGGTCGCCGTCGATGATGGCCTGCAGCTTTTCAAACAGGGGATCGCCCTTTTCGGCGTAGTAGGGGCTTACCTCGCCCTGTTTCTGGTAGCTGTCAATGGTGATAGAGGTCTGACCCAGGATGTTGTTCTTCTTCTCCACGTTGGCAGAGAGCTCAGGACTGTACTCCTCAAGGTCCGCGCCCAGGCGAACGTAGCTGGCCTCGCCCTCGCTGTCCTTAGCAAAGTGGGCGTTCAGGTAGTGGGCCATGTATTTGCGTTCCAGTTTCATGCTTCCAACTCCTTCGTATGGATCGTGATTTGGATCTGGTATCGTGCTGCGTTGGCATCAGCACTAGTTAAAATACCAGCGTTGCTGGCTTCGATTTTTTCCACTTCATAACCAGCAATCTGTGGATAATTGTGCGCACGCTCTGCACCCCGGAGCCAGTTGGCCAGGTTAGCGAAAAAATCCGCCGCAGCAATGTTGCCCTTAAGGGTGGCACCATAGGGGAGCTGCGCCACAAATGTGAGCTTGTAGGTGACGTGGTCAATGCCCAGAATATCCTCCCGGTGGGTTTCACCCGCCGTGCAAAGGGTGTATTCCGTGGCCTGGCTGCCCAGGTAGTTGGCATTGAACCGGTCGGTCTTATCAATCAGCGGGCACTGTGCCCGCAGCCACGCTCTGGTGGCGTCGAGTGCGTTCATTCCGCGTGTCCTCCTGCGATCTGTGCGGCACCCCGGATGATTTCGTCCCCGTGGTCAGCCCAGCTGCGCTGCGCCCAGTAAGCCCCGCGCATAGGGGCACCGTTGAAGTTCCATTCCGGGTGGGACCAGATGGGCCGAATGTATGGCGTTGCATACACAATCTTGCCGGAACCGATAACGCTGTTTGTGATGGCGCTGTCCTTTGCGGCACCGGTGCGGAATGGTACATAGGGGTCCGTCACCCGGATGAAAGAGGAGTCTACAAACTTTTGTGCCGGGCTCATTGGCCCCAGCCGGCGCTGAATTTCCAGATCCAGCCCGGAGAGATCGATCTCGACGTCAAAATCAACGTGCATCAGTGCGCCTCTACATACCAGTGCGGATTGCGCCTCTGGCCGCGGTTGTCGTGGACAGCCAGCACGGTCAGCTGGGTGCCCGCGTAGGTGATGTGGTCGCCAGGGCGCAGCGTCCACGCTGGGGCGGCAGGCACGCTTTCCTGGGTGCTCCACTGTGCAGGGGTGATGAACGTGTCGTCAACGACAACGCCCGATTCTGGGGCCTCTGGGCGGGCCGACGTGCTGTGTCTGCAAAAGATGCGAATCTGCATCACCGAGGCGGCGCTCAGACCATCCGCATTTGCCGCTGCAATAGTCTTGGCATGTACGCTTACCCCCGATAACAGGGTAGTGACCTCTGTCTCCTCGTCCGTTTCGTTATTGCAAAACAAGCAGGACAAAAGCACAGACTTATCTGCAAGCAAGGGCATGTGTGTACCTCCAAAAGTCAGCGTCTCGCGCGGGGATGGTAGACTGCACCGGCAAGGAGCATCCAGTTGGCGCCCGGAGCACCGAGAGTCTGCCGGATAATCTGCGCGCATCGGGTAACGTATTCCTTGCGGGTGTCCGAAGCGGCGGCGTAGCTTTCACTGTAGCCATCATTGCTGGAGCTGGTAACGGCCCCACTGCCGGAGCTTTCTTCTACCTGCGCCTGCTTGGTGGCCTCGCTGATCAGCAGTGCTTCGCAGTCCAGCAGGTACTTGATGCTTACGGTGTCTGCCGCAATGGCTGCCCGCCAGTGCGTGGCTTCCATGATCTGCAGCGTAGCCTGCGCTGCTGCGCGCGGAAAGTCGGATTCTGCAATGTCTGCGTATCCGTAAGCGCAATAGTCTGCATAAGTCAGCCAGCTGTCCACCATGGTGCTTCTCCTGTCTGTTAAGCGCCCAGCTTGTCGGCGCGGATTTCGATCTTGCCGATACGCACGTTCTGGTGCTCGAAGCGCAGCGCCCAGTTGGCCTTGGCAGTGAATTCAGCGTCGGTCGGGGTCTCCCCGGAGATGTTATCGGCCAGGAAAGACACGCCGTTCGGGTGCAGAATCCAGCTGCGGGTGTTGTACAGAATGTCGGTACCGCCGCCCAGCTCCGGGTTGTAGTCGGTGTAATCCGGGGTGGTGACGGCAGGGGTGGCCTCCAGGAAGCAGCCCTGACCGAACAGGTAGCAATCGTAGATAGTAACTTTCTTCTTAGGCTCGGAGGCACCCTCTTCGATCACATGGCTGGTGCCACGGTCATTCACGATGACGATCAAGCCGTTGATGGTCGGCAGTTCCACTTCGCGCTGGAGCACGTTGGTAATGGTGTACTTGTTGTAGCCCACCAGGCCCATTTTCTGGTACTCAGCAAAAATCTTGGAGTGCATGACGAACAAGCCAAACTTGCGGGCAAACTCGCCCAGCGCTGCCTGCTGGCCGTCAATCAGCAGGCCAGAAGTTACGCCACCGGTGGCAGTCATGACGTGGGATGCCAGGCCGCCCAGCTGCAAGACGGCGTCTGCGGTCTTGACCAGCAGGCCCTGGCGGTACACACGCCAGTACTGGGCGGTGTGACGGGCTACAGCCTGAATGGGGTTAGCAGCGGTCAGTTCGCGTACCAGCTGGTTGGCCTTCCAGGCTTTCATGCGATCCATACGGATGAAGGACTGCTTGCCGCCGGAGATCTCGACGGGGGTGTTGTTGGTGGTACCGTTGCGGACCAGAGGTGCGTCGGTGTCCGGATCCAGCGGGTTGTAGAAACGAGTGGTGCCCACCGTGCCGCCGTTATCCAGCAAGGTGGTCATGTTGGTGTCGGATGCCAGGATACCGGAAGCGATGATGCTGTCGGTGAACACGGGTTCCTGGTCCACAAATGAGCCATAGACTTCCGGGTCAAACGGGAAGCCGCCAAAAGTGCCAGTAGGCATAGGTTATCCTCCTCAGTAAATGGTGTGTGCAGCTGCTCGGCTCTTGGCCCACAAATCGGCAAAGAGCGCGGGGTTCTTGGCTTTGAGTTCCATGCGTGCCATGTAGTCCATCATTGCAAACTCTTTGGTTGTGGGGTCGCTGCCAGATGCAGCCTTGGTGTTGTTAGGTTTGGGCACGACAACCTTGCGGGAAGTCTGCCCGTCGTCCTGCGGTTCTTCGGGAGCCTTGGCGAACCAGTGCGGCTTGGTCTGAGTTTTCAGCTTGTCCACGGCTGCGCGGATGTCAGCATCCAGATTGGAGCTGCCGCGCAGTGCCGTGTCCTGAGACAGCAGGTTGATTACATCATCCGCATCGATCGCCCCCGCATCCTGCGCAGCGTTCCGGGCAAAATCGCGGAAGCGGTAATCTGCGGCCTGCTCATCAAGCTGGGTCTGCAGCTGCTGGACCTGCTGGAGTGCGGATGCCAGGTCAGACGGTTTCTGCGTACCGAATGCGGCCAGGCCCTGCTGGGCGGCGTTCAGCTGCTGCTGGAGGGCCTCCTCGCGGCTGTGTGCGGCTGCGCTGTCCCTGCCTGCCAATGTCATGACGGCGTCTACCTGGGCTTCGCTCAAGCCCTCGATTGCTCTCAGATCTTCACGTTTCATAGGTTCCTCCCTTTGGGCTACGGCATGTTTTCCGTCCTGCCACGACGACGCCCAACCCGCCCGATTCCGCTCGGCGTCAGCGATCTTGAGATTATCGTACCATGGTTTCCGGAGGAAAATGTGACAACTTTTTTCCATGCTGTGCGTCAACCGTGTCAACCATGGCAACCGATTTCCTATAAGACCCTTACGCGTGGGTATACGTGGGCGTATCCCTTATTTATTTATTATTTATATTTTATAGTAATATTTGGTTGACATTAGTTGACAAGGGTATATTAGAACGATAACTCGTGATTTACGCGTCAACCGTGTGCGTCAACCGCGTCAACCATGGCAACCAAAAACCAAAGCCCCCGGAAGCTCAAAAACTTCCAGGGGCTTTGGTCATTTAGTGAATGGTTTTCCGTGCTCTTCCAGGTAGGCGTCCATGGCTTTTTTCAGCACTCCGCTTACGGTGTCACCGTTTTCGGCAACCACCTGTTTGGCGTGGGCGGCATAGTCTCGGTGGACCTTGCAGCCCAGAACACAGCGGTTTGCTTTTTCCCAGTCATTGCGCCATTTCTTTTGTTTTTCGGTCAGTGGCATTGTCTCACCTCCTAATCGGTATTATACCACGGTACTGCTATGGTTCAACCGTACTAAATTACACAAGGATTTCGTGTACACCTTGTGCAGTTTAGCGTCTTGCAAAGTCAGGCAACCAGAGCTAACATACACACGATCCAAGAAAAAATGACGGAGGTAAACGAAAAAATGAACGAAATCCTGAATCAGAAGTTCGGCGTAGAGGTCGAGATGTACAATATCTCTCGCTCGAAAGCTGCCCAGATTGTGGCCACTACCCTGACGGAGCTGACCGGGGTATCCTGGAATTATTCGCTTCCCGGCATGCACCTGGATGAGCGAAGAATTTACCCTGTCAGCGACCCGACTCGCCACAATGTCTGGAAAATCGAATCGGATAGCTCCATCCAGGCTCGCAATGCATGGGAACGCACGGAACTGGTCAGCCCGGTTCTTACCTGGGAGCAGATGCCTTTGCTGCAGCAGATCATCCGCAACCTGCGTGCAGCAGGCGCAAGGAGCGACCCAGCGCATCAGTGCGGGGTGCATGTTCATGTTGATGGGACAGGGCATACTGCCAGGAGCCTGCTGAACCTGACCAATATCATGGCCAGCCATGAGCAGCTGCTGATTGGTTCCATCGGCATTGCACCTGCTCGGATGCGCTGGTGCCAGACGGTAGATCAGAACTTTCTGCTGGCGGTCAATGCTCGCGCGCCTCAAAGTCTGCGTGAGCTGGAGGAAGTTTGGTATGCTGCGCAGACGGGCCATGCCTACAATGTGGGGCACTATGACCAGACCCGCTATCATATGTTTTATGGCAAGAAAGCGATTATGTATCCCACGTTCCAAACTTTAATTGTACAGCGACAAAAATTATAAAAACAGTCTG